GATAGCGTCCGCACGATCTCCTTGATCGGCAGCTGCTGCTCAAAATAGGCGCGTCGATCTTGCCGATCGTCTCCACGCCAATCATCCCCGCACGCCCCTCCAGGTCGCCACACGGCAAAAAGGGGGAACACTGACATAACGTCAGCGGGGGTCACGATTGGACGCGAAAACCGCCCCTCAGGGGGTCACTATTGCGCGCGAATTTACAGCCATAGCGAGGGCCGCACAGATTGAGCGCATCCTGCTCCATCATCCGGCTCAATGCGCTCACACCTGCCGTCGGGCAGAAACGCTCGAAGCTCGCTACCCTCATCCAGGGCGTTGCCCTCCTTTGTGGATTCGACACCCCGAGCCTACCGGCTCAAGGCGGGCAACGCCGCTAGGAGAATTTCATCAGACCCCGGGACATCCCCTTCATTCATCGCCTCGGTATCCCGGCGGGCATGATGATCGCCGCTCCAACTGTGCGAGCCTCGCAGACCGCCCCGAACCTTGTCCTCGGGCACGTATGGGGGATTTGTTGTCAAGGCTGATTTGCACCAAGCGCCTCCTATTTTCGTCGTGGGTAGGCATGTCCAGTGCGGCGACTTGTCGTTGCGTATCCCATCCTGGGCGGCCCCTTTGACTCAGACCTGGTGGCCTGCAAACACCTATCCGGCGGAACGCGACGGTCCCGTACCATGATGCCCCATTCGCGGGGCCGTTGGGGCCTGGGAGGGTGGGACCAATCTCGATGGCGGCATCTTGCAGCCATAGTCCGGAACGGCGCACCGCCCACCCAGAGCCTGCCTCCGGACTCGTGTGGGGAATTTGTTGTCAAGGGTGATGTGACCCAAGCGCTCGTTTTTTTGGTTCCCCGGCGGCAACTGTGGGTGCTTCGGGGGCTATATCTCATCCCCTGCGTGGGAATGTTTGGTCGTGCCGCCTGGTGCGGCGCTGCTGCCAACCAACTCCCTGCGCCGTCGCGACCAAACATTCCCACGCAGGGGATGAGATATAGCCCCCGAAGCACCCACAGTTGCCGCCGGGGAGTCCGAGATTCAAGCCCTCTCGGCCCGGATTCGAGACAGCCTCCTAGATGCGAGAGGCCGCTCCAGGCCTCTCATCATATCCCGTGCCAACAAGCGGTCTGCAGCTACCATCTGACCACAACCAAACCTGATGCTCCCGCGGCTCCATTATATGGCGTAGCACTATTCGCACCAGTACCGGCCCCGGCAGCGCCGCCTCCAGGAAAATTCCCGGCGACACCGGTCGTGCCGCTATTTTGAGCCCCACCCATTGGGGCAGCTCCGCCTAGACCGCCTTGATTTAGGATGCCCGCCTGCCCTGATGACCCTGAGATATTTACGTCCCCGCCAACGCCGATGCCGCCTGGGGTTGCGCCGTTAACGGGACTTGGGACTGTGGCCAGCCCGTTCAAGCTGCCGCCCGTGGCGCTGACATAGGAGCCAAACCCCGAAGTGCCTCCCGCTGTCGCTCCGCTGCCCGCTGTGGTTCCTCCATTTCCGCCCGCACCGACGGTCACCGGAACTACTTGGCCAGGCGAAAGGTTCGAAATCCGCATACGGGCATACCCCCCGCCGGCCCCTCCCCCGCTCGGCATACCATTGGCCGAAGCAAATGAACCAGAGCCACCACCCCAGAGTTCAACCTCCGCCTGCGTCACTCCAGGTGGCACGGTAAAGCTTCCAGACGTCGGGAAGGTTCGCACACCGGACGCAAAACCAGGTCGCAGTTGTGGGAGCTTCCACGTGAGAAACGGGGCGGCCGGCGAAAGCGCAATGTTGGCTACCAGGATTTCGGTCTGGCCGTAGCTCACGCCGATAGTATACAACCCAACCCACCCAGCATCCACCGGCGGGGTCTGTTGCTGGCCAGATAGTGCCGGCGCGCCGGCTTTGAGTTCCAACTGGACCCGCTGTATGCGCTGCGTATTTTGAGCGACGCCCGAGTTTGTGGGACCGCTATAAGGTTGTGCTGGATTCGCCGCGTTGTAATACGGCAGTACCACGGGGTTCACATCGCTTTCGAGAAATGAGGCCTGGATCAGATAATTAGCGGATTGCCCCGATGTGGTCGGAGTGACCAACGTGAAGCCAGTCGACGAAATATTGATCCCTATCTTCACGAGCGGGTCGGTCGTGTCCGCAGGCAAGGAGCCATATGACAGAGTGTCGACAGTAGTCAGCTGGGTGAGACTGCCCGGCCCGACCGTTACCGTCAGCGATGCAGGGGAAGTTGGGCCACACGCAAGGCCATCAGCAATTGTGTTTTGTCCCAATACAGCCTGCGCCAAGTAACCGAGACCCACCATGGCATTCAGGTTGGTAGCCAACAAATCGGTGTCAAGCGGTATGCTTCCGGGGTAAACTATGTTTCTGTCCATGAGACTCTCTGCAGGTGTGTTAGTCGATGATCTTCGTCCAAGCTATCGTCGCGGCCGGCAGGACTCCCGTGACGGCCGAATAGATATCCGCATCGGTAACCTGAGCTGGCACCATACCCAAGGATGCGTACTCGACGGCGCCTACCCCGTAACCACCGGCAAAGTCGCCCCACCCCGTCACCTGCCCGATGCCGCCGCCGTTAGGTCGGTAGGCGGTCACAAAGCACTGGAATGGCAGGTTCAGGTTACCCCAACCGCCAGCGCCGTTGTAAGCAATTCCTCCACCCCGTCCCGTGAACGACGAATACCCTCCGGTGTCGCTTGTGCGGGCGGGCTCAAATATTATCGGGGCCCGCTCCGTTAGGCCCTGTAGCACGGCTTCCACGGCCAATCGCGTGGCGCGTTCACGAAACATCTCAAGCATGATGCGGCCGCGTAGCGCGTCGTCACTTTCACTCGGTCGCCGCCTAAGCCGACGGCCAAAAAAATCCCAAGCTATCAGGTCCAGCCATATGTCGCTCGCGCTGATTATTCGCGTCTGCGACGTGACATACTGCAGCATATTGTATATCAGCGACCACGCAGCTCCAAGGCCACCAAGCAGACTGTCCAATACAGGAGTGCTATCGGCAAACCAACTCGCGGGCAGCACGGCGCGAAGTCGGTTCTGGAAGTCGGCCTGGTCACCGGTCATATCAGTTCACCGACACAATTCCGACCTTGATGATCCCGGTGCTTCCGGGAACAAGATCCGTCGGGCCGCTATTTACCTGCATTTGCGTGACGTTAATAACTGCGCTGCTAGCATCATAGGCCACCTGCGCCAGGCGAGTGAGTGGCAACAACTCCCCTATCGTCAAAGAGTTTATATAGCTCGCAATGGCCGATGCGACGGTCGAGCCAACGGTCGTGCTCGTAGCCCCCGAAACAACCGATAAAGTCAGTGTGACATTTGCCTGCACAACGTTCGGGGGTTGCACCGAGAATATCGAACCAATAGGCCGCACGGCGTCGACGCTGGTGTATACAGTCGACAGAAGCGAAGATGGTGGATATCCCGAACCATCGTCAACCGTGATAACAAAACTCCCGATCCTGCTGGCACCGGCTGGGTCCACATTTTCTGCTATTATGAAATCCAATCCCTGCTGAATACTGCTGATGGCATATCCAACGGCACTGGTTGTCGCACGCGAACGGCTCTGCAGATAGTTCTGAAACCTTAAGCGAAAGGCGGCGTCGGACTCTGCGTCCAAGCCGTTTTGGGTCGCTGCCGGATTGGTGACCAAGTCAACACCTGGCATTGCGGTCGCTATCAGCGAAATCGTGTTTGCCAGGACGTTGCCGGCACTACCAGGGACCTGCGCGACAATTGGAATCGTGAGAGAACCCACGCCCGGACCGATCATGTATCCATTGAGTTCCACGTTCCACACCGAGTTTGTACTATCAATCGCAACGACAAACGTCAGTGTACCATCCCCAGTCCGAACCAAAGCTCCAGCGGGTACGAGCGAGGACGCCGTCGCGGTATAGCGAGAAAACGTAGCCGATCCGACTGCCGGCACAGCGGGAAGACGGCTCAGCGACATATCCGCCATCCAGCTATCGAGGTCCGCCCCGACACTGGTGGCGGCCCTGGTCATCTGCAAGACCTGCAGGATCAACCATTGCATCCAAAGCGCCACGGACGCGTTGGCTTCCAGAACTGCGCGCAGTGTAGAACCAATCGTGAGGTCCAGCAACTGAGTCGCAGCGGACTGCACGGCGGCAGCCATGTTCTGGACCAGGGAGGTGAACGTTTGAAGCGACAGCTGCATGATCAGCTGCTCACCGAGAATGTCAGCACTTGCGTCTCATCGCTTAGTGAGTCGGTGTATCGAATATTAACGTATACCGTCGACAAGGCGCCGGCCGGGGACACCTGCACATCGATGACAGGCTCCGGTGTTTGCGCGACGGCCGCCTCCTGAAATATTTGGCTCCGTATCGTCGCCGTGATTTGCATCTCGTTCGCAGGAGCGCCAACGAAACCTGCCAACCTAGCTCCGTAGTCGGTGTGCCAGATGTAATCCCCGGGATTAGTGAGCAGCCGACGCAGAACTCGTTGCTGACGCAAAGTGGATCCCGATACGATCGCGAGATCTCCTGTTGCGCTGGTGCTCAAGTCGGATCCCCAAACGTGGTAGAGGTCGTTCACGTGCTTCAGTCCTGCTCATTGGAAACCGATGTCGCGCCGCCACGTGAATCGACATGCGTATGCCCATCGTAGTGCGCCCGAAGGCCAGAGAGGGGACCATGGCTATCGTAGACGTTGCCGTTCACGTAGAGATCGCCACTCATACGAATAGTTCCGTCATTTTGAAGTTTGATGAAACTACCGGAGCTATGCATAAGCCAGAACTCTCCGACTGGGGCGGCGGGTGGCAATTGAACGGTGCTAAATGCTGCGCCAATAATGACCCCATGATCGGCATTGCCCTCCTGCGCCAGCACCATTACCTGATCGCCCGGTGAGGGTGGGCAAACGAGACCCCAACCGGCGCCAACCCAAGGTGATAAGACCGGCAACCAGCCGCTCAAAACCCCCTCGGGTTGAAGAGTCACCCGTGCACATGCCGAGTTGGTATCCACAGAGGTGACGACGCCAAATCGCGGCTGGCCAGCCCCACAATCAAGAGCCTCGGCGTGCGCTTTGATGATGTTTAGGAGACGTTCCATCAACTAGGCCACGGCTGCACCGGCAGCGCCGGTTTGATTGCTCGACGTTGACCGAGGGCTGCTGCCCTTCGCCCTTACTCGCTGCGTAAAACCATCATTCAGGCTAAGGCGACGCTCGACGAGATCAATATAGTATGCCTGGTCGAAGTCGGTGCCCGTCCCGGTCACGACTAGCTGGCCAATCGGGGTCAATAGAAGATCGCCAGGTACCACTAATTCCACCACTCGTTCATGCTTGGCTAGATCATTCAGCTTTTGTTGAGCAAAGTTCAAGGCCTGGTCCGCGGTTAGGTTGGGGTGCACAAACACGTATTGCTGGGGGTTAGACGGTCCACCCGAACTAGACCCTGTGTTACTCGTGCCAGTCACCGTTTGCGCAAACGCGCTGTTCTGGCGGGAATTCCAACTCTTGACAGTTACCTCGATATCCCCCGCGAGAGTTAGACGTCGCTCAAGCCTCATATCGATGCAACTGGTCGGCGTGACCAGGTATGGAGCCTGGGCCGCGTTGTTCGATGGAAGGAAATTTAGGGTCTTGCCGGTAACCGAGACATCGAAGCCCTCTTGCAGTGCCAGGAACACCAACAGATCCCATTCCGTCGTCGATCGGCTGAATTGGCCAAGCGTGATACGGTCGTGTTCGTCCTGATAATACCTGCCCACTGGCGTCGTGGTTTGTACAACATTGGGAGTCAAGCCGTGCCGACCCGCAAGCAACGAAGCGATCTCGCTTGAAGTGCGATTAGAAAATGTCTCTTCGGTGTGAGCCTCGATCAATTGGGCCGACAAGTCCCGGCCCGTAATGTGGACCAGTCCTCTGGTGGCGTTTATCGCAATCGTGTCCACAGTGCCGGTGAAGAGGCTAACGAACGAGGTGGCATCGAGGCTAAATAGGACTTGGACCGCAATATCCAGTGCCGAGGACCAGAAGAAGCTTCCATAAGGGGGGCCGACGTTCAATGCGAAGGACGCAGAAAACGTGTCGGCAGAAAAATGGTTGTTACAAATGACCTCGACTTCTACCAGCCCTGGAACCAGGGCACCGTTCGCCATAATGCGCGCTAAAGGCGATCGCTGCGAGACTAGCATGTCACTGAGCGGCAACGCCCCCTCCCGCATCATGGTCGATGTCAGGAATCATCAGGCTCACAACGCCGATCAACATTGGGTCCGATATATTGTTGAGTTGGGCGATCCGAATCCACTGCGTTGCGTCGGAGAGTTCAGTGGCGGCGATTTGAAACAGGTTGCCCCCTGTCACAGTGATTATTTGCACAATCAGGTACTCGCATTCGCTAGATTTATACTGGCCCGACCTATATAGGACTGTGCAACGGTCAATGAGCTGATACGTTGGGCTGCCGACACGATGTCGTTCAAGGTGTTCGCTGCGGATGGCACCTGATCACCGGCGGCCCACGAAGCTGCTCCTAGAGTGACTTCGGCCTGAGAGATACCAGACCCAACGAAAGCGCTAGCACTTGCAAAAGCGGAGAGTGCTGAGGAATACAAAGCCGTTCCTTTCACGACGGCATCTGGCACACTAACTGCATTCTGTGTGTACGAGAGGTCGATCCCGGCGGCCGTGGCGAAGGTGGAGGCAGTTGCCGCGTCAGATATCGCGTCATCCGTAAGCGACATCGCCGAACCTGGAGCACCGCTGGCTTCATCACATACTACCGTGCAAGTCATGTGATAGGGAATCCACCAGCCGGAACGATAATCGGCCTCAAACTTCCCGATGATGACAGAGTAAAAGAACACGTCCCAGGTAAGCGGCACAGAAAGGCCCGACACGCGCATTTCGTCGATTGCGCGGGCGCGAAGGGTGGCGTCAGGACCGGAGAAAGTGCCCGAAAACGACATATCCGAATCGTCCCGGCCCATCGCGTCAATCACGCGCGTCCCGCCCGGCAGACGATGAATCGCCAGACGTTGCACCCCGCCAATATTGATACTCGCGGGAATCTCAAAGTCCTGGAATGCGATGGGACCGAGGAGTAGCGCGACGTTCGACATTACTTCTTTTCTTCCGTCACGCGCCGACCGGCGCACCAGGCCAGGTTGGGGTCATGCGAGGATCGAATCCGGTCGTCGCCGCCCGCGGCAGTTGGGCTGCCTTGACAAAGCGATCGGTCACCCAACGTCCGAGCCGCGAACCGTCGACATAAATCTCCCCGTGCAATGCGGTCGATCGCGGCTCACTCGGTGGTGGGGCGGCCGATGGCCGGCGCGAGTCAACAGTCGGACGCTGAGCCCAGGCCGATGTATCGTACGGGGCCGCACGTGTGCCTTGCGAGGCATCCACCTGCGCCCCGGCAGCCCGCTGCTGCGACGGATGTAGGACGCGGTGTTCCCCAACTGATGACACCAAGATATCGGGCGCTTTAGGCTGTGACAGCGGCGAATACGCCCCGACGACGGCAGATTGGGGCGGTGCAGCGCCGGGATTTGAGAAAAGGCCACCGCCCGATCTGTCCATGGGCGTGGCAGGAGTCGGTGTGGGAGACGGAATTTGCAGCGGGTAGCGGATCGGGGCGAAATTGGCGATCGTCGCGCCTTGATCCAATTGGTCGCACGTGATCGGCACGGAACTCGGGATACTCGGCGCTAGTGACCGCACCTCCGGTGCTAGTGATCGGACCTCCGGCGACGTCATGCCGGGCCGATTTGCCGTCGCCGT